CTTCCGATCTCCATTGAATCATTGCAGGCTGAATGTAGTCCTCCAGCAGCGTTTGGTTGAGTGCAGAGGTTGAACCGCTGACCACTTGGCTGACGAGTTCCCCGTACAACGGAGAGCCAACGATGGGCTGAATCCGCATCTCCTGCACCTTGACAACCGTTGGACGGATTTGCGTGTAGGATACGTTCTCGTTTATGATGCTATTGTCGAGTAGCGTTTCTTCGCTTATAAAGAGTGCCTTCATGCCTTGCTGATTTTATTGCCTTTGCGGATTACCAACTGCTGCTCCCATACGTGCCTGCATTGGGGGCGATTCACTCCGCTCGGTGTGTGATACCAACCGCCCCTCCTGTTCCAAACCGAGTAGCCCATGATCGCAGAAATCCCGTCGATGTCCTCCCTCGTGTAGACCTTGCCCTGCCCGGCCAAGTCAAGCATGACCTTGCAGAACTCACGGCTGGAGCCTTTGTCTTTGTTGCTGAAACCTGTCGCCCATGCGTACTTGTAGCGGACCTCCAGTACAGGCTCTGCAACTTCCTTGACATTCTTGGGAAGGTTCTGCTCGGCTATCTTGTCCACGGCCCTGCTGATAGGGTAGCGGTCTTTGGTAATCAAGTAGGCGACTCGCTTGGCGACCTTCGCCTTGCTGACCCCGAACTCCTTTGCCATTTCTTCAACGCTGGCATCCCGGTTCTTCTTGCGGTAGGCTTCAATCTTCTTGTCCAGTTCGACCTCTTCTTCGCCCAGTTCGGCAAAGGCCAAGCGGATGTTTTCGTCTATGTTTGTATCGAACCGCATCGGCTTGGAGTGCATGACATGGTAATCGTCTGCATGGCATCCGAACTTACTTGCAACCACCTCCAAGACTTTAAATTCTTCATCGCCCCATCCGTAGTCCTCGTCATCATCGGGTTCGCTGAACTCTTGGGACTGAACGCCCAGCATCGTGTCAATCTCTTGGGATGACAAACCGAAGCCTGCTGATAGCATGGTCCGAGCCATTTCAAGAGTGATTTTCTCCTGCATGTACTGACGCACGATTCGCATCAGGTTTTGGTACTCACGGCCCGATAACTTCTTGATGTTGTCGTTGCTCTGCAAGGCTTCCACGGATTGCGGTTGCTCGTCGGGTTGGGGATTAGGTCCAACCACGTCGGCAGGTTTCTCAAGCGGTTGCAGACCTGCCTTCTCACGCAATTCGTCTTGGGTCATTATCTGCAAGAGAGCCTGTTCGCTTAGTCGCTCCGTGATAGGCTCTACGGGGATAAGTTCCATACCTTCCACTCCATTGAAGGAGCCGAGGTAGTTAATCATCCGCTCCACTTTGCGTACCCGGTCGTTGACGTAGGTCGCCTTGAATAGTTCGTAAGCCTCGACCAATTCGTTGCGACCACCCAATTGGCCCTCGGTCTTCACCCCGAATAGCATGGGGTTGGTTACACGATGGGCAATGAATATCTCCTGCTGAATGGCTTTGTTCAGTATCTCGAACTGCTTGTCCATATCGCTCGGAGTGAGCGGTTCCAAAGTCGGAGCCTTTGCAGCATCGTCGTTGAAGGTTACAACAAAGCGACCAGCGTTGTCGGTTCCCGAAAACTTGCGTTTGATTTGCCTTTCGATGTCGCCCTGTTCTTCAGGTGTAGGAATCCCGTTGTTAAAGTTTATCAAGTAACCGCCCCAAAAGTTGTTGCGGAGGTTGTTGTTGTGGAAGTTCGCCACTTGCACGTCTGCCTCAATCCAAGCATTGCCTCCAATGTATTCGGGGAGAGGATAGTGCTTCACGCCTGCAGCATAGACCCTGTAATAAAACAACTGCTTTCCGAGGCGATTCTCCGGGTCGAAGGCAGGAATCTTCTCGATGTCGCCCACCTTGGGGAACAACTGCATCATGTCGTCGTTGTACCAGTCAGCCACCTGAAACATCTTCTCCTCTTTGTCAACCCGGATTTTCTCAAATGGGACGTGCTCCATCTTGGCGATGGTTCCCAACTTGGACCAAGTAACCGCAACCGCAAAGCCGTTGAAAATCTCTAAGTCAAGGACCAGTTTCTCCGTGATGTCGTTTAGATCCTCCGTGCTGGAAAGTCCGTCGAAGAACTTGATGAAGCGGGCCTCTTGCTCCACGGTCAGGTTGTCGCCTGCCTGCCATCCACCGCCCATGATGTAGTTCACCTTGCCGTTTACAATAGCGTTGTGCTTTGACGACCTGCGATAGTTGTCCAGCAGGTAGTAAGGGTATTCGTTCGCAAAGCCATAGGTGATGTATTTGCCGGAGCGGTTCTCCAGCATGACGGGGACCTTGTGTTCTATCCCCAACCATTGGGTGAAGTGTTGAGTAGATTTATTACTCATAGCGTGTGGATGGTAAATGAAAGAGCCGAAATCGTGATACTTGCACCGCTTGAAATTGCGTTGACGTAGACGGTAAACTCGTCGTTGACCGCACCCGTAACGTAAGCCTCCGTATAAATCGCATGGCCGTTGTTGTGGCTCGTTGTCATGTCAGTCATTGACTGGTCTATCGGTGTGCCGTTCTTAGCGATGTAAACCTTGATTTGGTTGTTGTTGCCCTGCGAAAAGACCATGGATACAGCGATGCGAAGGGTTGCCCCTGTTGTGCCTGTGTAGGTCAGCGATGTCGTGGTCCTTGAAAAGTTGTAGGTTGACAAAACGCCTGATTTCATCGCACTTGTCAACTTGACTCTTTGACCTTGCGTTGGCGTGAAGGCCGTGTCGGTATCGAGGTAAAGGTTCGCAAAGCCCCGTTCCCTGTCAAGCGTTGCGGTGTCAGCAAGGTCGTCGAATAGGCCACCCACACGGGATGCGGTGTTCGCCCCGGCAGCGGTTTCGTTGGTGATGGTTAATGCGCTCGCTTGGAGTTGGCTTCGTGTTTGTACGCTCATGCGAAGGATTGGTCAAAGGTTGAATCGAATACCCTCACGCTGGATGCGAGGAAGGTGTTGTAAGTGATTGAATTGGCGTAGGTATTGAAGCCTATCGTTGCGGTTTGTACAAAAGCCAAGCCCGTCTCAACCACCGCAAGGGCTGCTGAAACCGTGCTATTGGTATCGTAAACTTCATACTTATACGAGCCTGTTTCAAGCGACCCCACGGCAATCTGAAATTGGTCATAGCGGTTCGTATAGTTGGAAAGGTTGGCAGATTTCAGCAGGGTGAAATCGGTCGTGGTGTTCTTTGCGATGCTTGTGAGTCGCAAGATGTAGCGGTCCCCCGTGCTGGCTCGCTCGGTCCATGTAACCGTCAGGGTGTTGGTCGTGTCAGGGTTCAGGTAAAGCATCTGCTTGTAAATGTGCGATGCCCCCGAATTTCACAATTTGCGCCCAATCTGCCTGTATAGTTCGGCTCGTTTCTTGGCGGTTTCGGCCACGTTGAACTGCTTCTTGATGTCCCTCGTGAGGTTGTCAGCCAAGCCTTTCCGCAGGTCGGGGTCAAGGATCAACTGCTTGATATACTTGTACCAGTCCTTGGGTTTGTTGTAGGGGACCAAGAACCCGTTGTCCCCGTGCTTGATAACATCGGTGTAGGGGATGGTTTCGGATGCGATGATGGCCTTGTTCATCCACCCTGCCTCTACGACCTTCAACTCGGACTTCAGTTTGTTAAACTTGGTGTCCCTCAATGGTGCAAGGGTTACGTTCACGAAGTTGTAGCCACCGACGTAGGAGTAGATGTCAGCAGCCTGAATGCGTCCGTAGTTCGGGTTATTGCCTTGGTCGCTGATGATTTTCTCATAGCCCTCGTAAACGGGGTTGTTGTCGTTCCACCCTCCAAGATAGAGGCGGTATTTGCCATCCAAGTTTGCGTCCCAGCGTAACTTCTGCATCCCCTCACGGAGCAGTTCCATGTCCTCGCCATGCTGCGCCCCACCGAACCAACCGAACTTGACGAGGTGCTTGTCGGGTTCTTCCTCCGGGTTGGGGATGAACTGCTGATAGGCTTCGTAAGGCTCATTCTGCAAGATGCTCACATTCGCATTTAGAGGCCGTATGCGAGAGGCAAGATGCTCGGTGGTACAAGTTACCCAATCAGCCAATTTGATGTGCTTACGGATGACCTCTGCGAGTTTGGTTTGGTGATAGTGGCGATACATGATGTGGCCCGATTCAAGGACCCAGTAGTCGTCCAAGTCAAGGATGACTTTAGCCCCGAATTGGGTGAGGGCCTTGTAAACATTTTCAACTTGCTCCATAGTGCCTTGACACCAAAGCCTGCTGAACAGGAACAGGTCAATTGAACGAAGCCCCTCGTCGCTGATGGTGGTGATGTTCTCGACGCAGACGTAATCGAACTCCGAGTAGTTGTCGCCAAGGTAAGCGTTCGGCATTTCAAGGCGATAGAAACTGCACCCGGTTGGATGAGCGTTGTAAACAATACAAATCTTCATGGGGTAAAAATAAGAAGGGCAGCCATTGCTGACTGCCCCTCTCAAACCTCAGATGATGAAAACCTGATGCGAAGATACTACGAACCTGCGATTTGTGTGGCCAACGGTGTAAAAGTTGTTGACACAATCAAAAGCATTGGGTCGGGCTCCATCCCTGTCAGCGTCATTTCGTAGCCACTTCTATCTCCGAATGCAGTACCACTGCCAGCAGTTCCAGCAGTTGCCTCAAGGCCATTCGCAGCACCCAACACCCAGTATCGATTGTTGTTGTCTTGGACGATGACCAGCAAGCGGTTGCGAGCAAGCAGGCGGAGTTCGTTGCGTACTGCGACTTGCAGTTTGTTGATGGTAAAGGTAACCTCAGGGGTGTAGTAAATCGAGCCGTTCTCGATGCTTGCGTTTAAGGTTTCGGTCAAGGATGACGTAGCCTTGGTCAAGTCGTACTCGTAGAAACCCGAAGAGAAACCCGTGAAGCCTGTAACAGTACCGGAGCCATTGGTGTTAACGGTTCCCGTAGCATTCCAGCCTTGGACGTAAATTGTTTTGATTCCACCTACGGAATCACGGCAGCCGAGGGCGTAGCCAGTTGTTAAGGAGCAGGACATATGTGTATTTGGGTTTTAAGTTTCAAGAGAACAAAAAAGTGAGGGGAGGTTTCCCTCCCCCCTACACATTAGGTCAAGCGGAAGTCAACGACCAAGTCTGGCCACGCCAGTTGCACGCCGCATTTGAAACTGGCTTGGAAACGTACCTGATCGTTGTCTTTGGAGAACCAGATTGAGAACTGCTCCTCATCGGACAAAAGGTCGGTTCCGTAGAAGAAGTTACCGAGGTACGAAGAAACGATGCGGTTAGTTCCAGTCAAGCCGGGAACTGCGATGACACGGACGTTTGTGCCGGGATACATGATGTCCCCGTCAGCAAGGCCAGCCAAGTCAACTTGGTTGTACATAACTGCCGTGGAGGCTTTGAATGCACCAAGCAACGTACGGAAGTTGTCCCAACCGCAGAAGATAACGAGGTCGTTCCGAGTAAGGATGGCCTGTGGAATTTGGTTGTAGATGCCGTCAAAGATGGCGATTGCATTGCCTGTGGTGATACCAACGGACGCAGAAACCGCTCCTGTGTTACCGCTAATGGTAGAACCCGATGCAGCGTTCAAGAGTTGATTAACACCGCTGAAGTAAGCGTTACCCTTCCAAATTGCGTTCTCCAAAGCCTCTGCGATACGAAGTGCCTTCTGCTCGCTGAATGCCTGCTCGAAAGGAACGCCATCGTAGGTAGAACCAGCGGTCAACTGGGTCTGCATCCAGTATTGTTCCAAAGCACGTGGGCAAAGGGTTTCCTGCACCTTCATGCGTCCAACGGTGATATTCCGCTGGGTGAAGGCAGTCGTGCCGGAAGTTTCGTAACCGCAGGTATCACCGCTTTGAATCAAAGCATCGGTGTCCATGAGGTTGAGAGCAGCAGCGAACTTGATGCCCACCTGCTTGGTGAACAAAGACGCTGAACGGGCCGAGAACACGGCCTTGGTGATGAGAGGAAGCCTCTCTTGGTCGGTGTAGGAGGTTAATCCTGTGAACGAATATGCCATGGTTAGTGGTGGGGTTTAGGGGTTTAGTTTTTTTTGAGTGATTGTAGTGCTTGTGCGAGTGCGTTGAAGTTCTGCGAGGCTTGAGCCTTGCGTTGCTCAACGATTGCGGAACCGCTTGCTTTTGGGGCTTCGGCTGGGAGTTCGGAAACCTTCTCGACGATGTCGGCCATGGTTTCAACCTGCGATGCGAATGCGGACATTTTCTCCTTCATCTTGCCCATCTCGGCATAGGCCGCTTTGAGTTCTTCCATGATGGCTCCGAGGTGCTTGGCGACGATAGCCTCCACAACCTCGGGGGTCATGGCAGGATAAGCTTCCTTGATTTCTTCGGTTACCTCAACGGCTACTTCGGGGGTGATTTCAGCAGCAACGGGCAAGGCTTCGATTTCGGGGGTTGCTACTTCGGCAGCGATAACCTCGACGATTTTGCCTCCTTCGGTCTTGATAGTACCAACGCCTTCGACAACGTGTTCGCCATCGGGGGCAGGTAACGTGCCATCTTCGGCAACAACGTAAACGGCAGTCCCGGCAACGAGGTCCCCGTCAACACGGACAACCGTTCCATCAACGAGTTTGTAGTCAGCGAAGGACTGCTTTTGAGTGCTGAATTTGCGGAGTTCAGTCCGCAGGGATTCGATTGCGTTTTTCAGGTTCATAGTTAGTGGGATTTGTATGTGGGGGTTAATTGTTGCAAAAAAGCGGTTAATTCGTCAGCGAGGCCAGCGAGTGCGACCTCCAGTTCGGATTCGGTCTTGTCCATCCCGAAAAGTCCTTCAACGGAGAAACCCCGGAACAGGTTGCGGTTGTCCCAAACTTCGTCGTTCTCTACTTTGAAGGACCCGAACCAAGAGCCGTCGGGTGTGTCCTCGTAGCCCTTGGGTGGCATGATGCCACGCTCGGAGTCGGTGATGTAGGACTCGAACATGAACACGCCATCAAGTTCAGCGTTGTGGTAGGCATTGACGTTGTGCTGGTTGCCTTGCTTGAAATACTTTTGGACTATCTTGCGGATGGTTGCCTTGTCAAATACGACGTAGTACTCGCCATAGGTTTCGTCCTTCCTGAAGATGGGGGTGTCTGCAAGCATGAGAGGGCCGGTAAGCACTCTCCGTTCGCCTGTTTCGGTGAACTTTTGTGGTGTCTTTGCGAAGGCTTGGAATGGCCGTTCGATGGCGGGCATATCGGTCAGGGCCACGAATTGGACCCCTTCATCCACCTCGTCCACGGTCATTCGGTATATTGGCAGTTCCATAGTGGTAAATGTGGTTAGGCTCCAAGAGTTGCAAATTCCTCCAACCTCCGAACCCTGCGAGTGCTTTGGGTGATGTCCCTCTCCACTACATAGGCTCGCATTGGTGATGAGCCTTGGCCTTGGCCTGCCGAGAGTTCGCCCGTGCCGAGGTTGGTCGTTTGTGGGTTCGCAAAGATGGGCGGTGGTGCTGCGCTGGCTCCTGCACCCGTTACGTCTGCACCGGGAGATCCTGCACCTGCACCGCCTTGGAATTGTTGGGCCTTAATCTTGGCGACATTGGCAAGACCAGCAGCAAGGGCAAGACCCGCTTCCACGAACCTTTGCCCGGGGAATACGGATTCAGTCGGCTTCAAAGCGAGTGCCGAACTGACGGCAAGGTAGGTGTTGACGATGGCTTGGGCAATGGATGCAGCCTTGGCGACATTGAAAGCCCGCTTTTGTGCTGCTTCGCTCTTTCCAGCCGATGCGATGATGATGTCGTTGATAACCCCAAAGGATTGACCGACATATTTCTCACGCAATCCAGCAAGGTCCTCTTCACGCTGGGCTTGACCCATCTTGGACTTTGCGTCAGCCGTGTCCACCTGCATCCGCCTTTGTGCTTCGGCTTGCATCGCTTTGATTTGCAGTTGCTCCTGCTCGCTCAACCTATCCAACTCCATTTCGTAGAGTTGCAGGTTCAGGTCCTCCACGAACTTGATGATGGCGTTGTTTTCTTCCCTTAGTCGCTCCAAACGCTTTTGGGTGGCCTCTGCTTCCTTGCGTTGGCGTTCTTTGACCTGTGCCTCCCTCTTTTGGTCTGCTGCGATTTGGGCGTTCGTGTGGGCTTCGTATGCATCCCGGTAATTGGAGAGGGCTGCTTCTTCACGCAACAACGCCTGCTCCCTCGCCTTGGCTGCGATGGCCGGGTCGGGTAGGTTCAGGAACCTGCGGACCGCTGCGGTGAGTTCATCCCACTTGGCAACCAAAAGCCCTACGGCTGCGATGGCTGCACCAATACCCGTTGCAAGGAGGGCGATTCTAAACGCCTTCATCGCCCCGGTACTTGCCCCGACTGCGGTTGCGTAGAGGGCCTGTGCTGCTGCCTGCCCTTGGGTTATCAGGATGGAGTCCTTGTTCAGCAGGTTGGCTACCTGCTGCACTCCAGTAGCGAGAGCCATGGCCCCTTGGACCTTGAGTAACGATTTCTGCAAGTCCTCGTTCTCGGACCCAAACAACGCTGCTGCACCTTGAGCGATTTGAAACCCTGCCGTTATCCCCTGCACCGCTGAAACAACGGTGTCAATCCTTACGGTGTCGCTTGCAAGGGTCTTGATTCGCTGGCTTGTGTCCCCGATTTGGTCTTTCAGTTTCCCCGCCTCGGCCTCCATTTGCTTGAAAGCCTTCGTGCCTTCTTGCCCGGCCAAAGACATATCGATAAGCGTCTTTTGGAGTTCCCTGAGCCGTTGTTTCGCACTCGTCGTGCCTTGTGCGGTGGAGTCCTTGATTCCTACTTCGAGGACGATTTCTTTAGTAACTGCCATAGTTTTTTATTTGTCTGCCCATGCTGGTAATCCCGACACAACCTCCAAGACCTGACCTTCGGTTCCTATTCCCAAGTTGACCCAATCGGCTCCATCCCAATACTTGATGTCCCCTGCCGCATCGCCCGGAGTATAGCCTTCACCTGCTGGACCGACCG